CTGCATTATAGTTTATATAATATTTGAATTGCTTGTTAAGTGTTTTTTTTAGTGTTTCATTATCATTTTGTTGTAGTTTTAATACAATGGCTTTTCTTGTGTCTATACTATCATTTATTGCCCTTTGTATCATATAAGCATCATAACTCAACATTAAAGAGGGTATATAAAGATATAACCAGTCATCTAAAAGTGTCTTAAATTGGATTCTACGAGGTCGTTTTTTCTTAACTTCCTCGTATGCTTCCGTATAACTCTGTTCTACTATGCTATTTAGCTCTTCTTTGTTTATTTTATCATATTCATAATATTGTCTTGCATAAATAATCAATAAGTATATCTCTAACATATCTATGTTTAACATTTTAGTTTTTCTTTTTACAGAATTACACTTTATTTCTATATCTCCTGTTATGTATTCAGAATTTTTATCTATGTACCTCTTTAGTTTTTCTATGTTACCATATTTGTATAAATCTTCATATTTGTAAAGAGGAATTAAATCATATATCTCATCTAATGTGTTCTTATTTATTTTCTTGCTCTTTGTTAGTATTTGCGACAACTTCTTGTCTATCGGTTTCCATTGATTTATCTTCATCTTTTATAACCTCTTTATCTTTTAATATATCAATTGGTTCTTCCTCTTGTTCTTTCTTTAATTGTTCTATTTCTGCTTGTGGATTAAACTCATATGGTAATTGTCCTATTACTGTTTCATCTGATACAAGTCCTCTTAATTTAAGTGCCATATCTGTTTCACTTAATCTATCTGTTGGCATATTTCTATACAATTTAACTTCTATTTGTCTAAAATCATATTTTGTATTCTTTTCCATATTGATTCTATTAAATATTAGTTCCCATCTTCTTAATAATTCTTTTCTTAATCCTATTGCTATGCTTGTTACTATCTGCTCTAATGTAAAGAATTTCTTTTCTAATGCACTTGAGTTATCTGCATTGCTAAATCCTGTATCAGTTGTATTTGGTACTCCACCTACTAAACTTATTAAATCTATTGTTGTCTTTTCAAAATTTGTTACTGCACCATCATTTATGTTCTTTTCTATCCACTCAATGTCTCCATCTTTATCAGGTGTATAGAATACTTTACTGTTTAATAATACTGCATCTTCAGTTTGTCTTGCTGGATTTGCTATCAAGTTTCCATTCTCATCTGGTATAGTTAATGGCTCGTTTGGTGTATAACCTGTTACCTTTAATTTAGCTTCATCATTATATTGGTGTGTATTCTTACAGTTGTTATATACTTGTTCATATGACTTAACTAAATCTATTATCGGTTCAAATATTGATATACCGTTTATATCTTCAAAACATATTGCTGGTACATCTCCCCATAGTTTAGATTCCTCTTTAACAAGTTCGTATGCTCCAACTGCTGGTCTTCTATATGTTCTCTTACTGTCTCTATCTGTTATTTCCATTACAAAACTTGTATTTCCTGATATATCATTTGTCTTATATAATCTTGCTACACCTATTAAATTTACTGGTGTACTATAATCATATATTGCAACTGTTTGTGTTGGATCTAGTCTTGAATATACTTTCTCATTATCTTCACTCTCATATATTATCTCGTAACAAGCTCCTACTTCCATTACATCTCTTACTAACCTATAAAACTCATCTCCATCATCGTTGTAGTTTGTTATGTACTGCATTATGATTTCCATTTCATCTTTTAGGTTTTTCTCACCCATTACCTTGTCTAGTATTCTTTTTATTAGACTTCTTTTCTCAGGATTTACTATTTCTTGTACTTCATACTTTGGTGCTTTTCCACCTAAATAGCCACTTGCTGTCTCTACTATGTAACGCTCCATTGCTATTATTGGATTAACTCCTGCCATTATTGTTTGTGAGTTTCCATTCCTGTATATTCTTTTCTTTAGTTCTACTCTTTTAGAAAGTATAGGTTGTATTGTACTTTCTAATGCTTCAATATCTTTTGGTGTTAATTTTTCTAAATCTGCTAACTGTATCATTTAAATTTCCCCTTTCAACACTGTTAGTGTGTGTTATTTTTATATTTACCCGTGTTTTTTGACACTTTCACACACTGTGTGTGTTTATATAATTCTATTATAACCGAATTGCATTTGTTTTTTATTTGCTATATCTTCATATATGCTAGCAAGCACATCCTCTGCATCATCGTGTTCGTTCTTGCCCTTTTTCATATAGCTTGATACAGACTTGTAAAATTTAGGATATTTGTTTTTCCAATTAAATGGCATATATACATGATTATTTACCCATGCACTGCTTGTTAGTATTCTACTTTCTTTGTTCTTTGTTTGTGGTATTGATTTTATTTGTACTCTGTTTGTACTGTATTGTTCTTTTATTATTCGTTCTACATTTCTCGCAAAACCTCTACCACCGTTATTACTTTCTATCTCTGCTACATTTACTTCATCATTTACTAACATTTCTGCTACCATAGGCTCTGTTGCTTCCATACTTTCATCTGTGTATATTATATCTGTTATATATGCTTCTTGATTATATTCTATATAATTTATACTGCATAAAAAGTCTGCTCCTGTATCTGCTGTGTCTGTTTTATTCTTCTTTATGCTGTACTTTGGTAGTTCTTGCCATACTTTAAATTCACCGTATAGTTTTCCTTTTACATCTATTGGTGTCTGATTGTAGTTAGCTTCTACTATGTCATCGTTCATCTCTTTTGTCTTAAAGAGGTAATCCTCTTTATTTAGTATATCTTCACATAGCATACTGCCATCTTCTTGTACTGCTTTATAGTTTATATGTTCTACATCATCGTATGTATCTAGTATGTAACCTGCCAAGTCGTTAGTACACCATCTTGTCATTATTATTATAATCTTAAAGCCTGTTTCTGTCCTTGATAACATCGTATTATTAAACCAGTCTTTTTGCTTGTTAAGTGTTAGTTCATTATATGCTTCTTCACTATTCTTTATAAGGTCATCTATTATCATTAAAGAACAGCCAAAACCTGTTGCTGTTCCCGTTGGGCTTGTCGCCAAATAATTTGCTTCCTCATTTCCTTGTAAAGCCCACTTACTCATACTAGCTTCACCATATTTTATTTTAGTATTAGGAAATACTTTTTCATATAGTCCGCCAGTTTCTTGTATTGAATCTCTTACTTGTTTTGCAAACGATCCTGAAAGTGTTTCGTTATAACTTCCTGTCATTACTTTATTTTTATTGTCTTTACCTAATAACCATTGTACAAATAAACCAGCTGTTCTTGATTTTCCATGTCTAGGTGGCAAGTTTATTACTAATACTTTTCTATTGCTTTCATAAAACTCTTGCAATTTATTACACATATCTTTTAAATATGTTCTATTGTCTTTATAAAAATCTGGTGCTTTTAATTTGCAATAGTACCAAAAACTTCTTCTTGCAAGTTCATGTTGTGCTTGCTCTTTTACATATTCAGGTATCATTTATTCACCCGCTAACTTCTTCAATTCCTCTAAACTCAATTTACTATATTCATTATTACTTACGTTAGCTTCTATTTCTTGTCTGTCTTTATAACCAAACTTATTTTTCATATAAAATATTTTAAATGTATCATTTATGGCTTTGTTATTTATTGTTTTATCTTCAAGAATATTGTTTACTTTTTTAAAAGCGTCGGAGTAATATTCTTTTTGTGCGTAAAAGGTATCTTTGTTTATATCTGCAAATACACAAAAACCAGCTACATTTGCAAGTTCTCCATCTTCTCTTGTTGCTATATATTTATTAAAAGTATCTACAAATTCTTCTTCATTTTTAAAACTTCTTGGATGTCCCTTACTTCTTTTTTGTTCCATTTGCCTTACTTCCTTTTTTTACTTGCTTGGATAGCTCTACCTTGTCTTTCTGCTTTCCATTTTTCTTTGTAGACTTTTCCTTTACTTCCGTATTTGTAGCCTCCGTTTTACTTTCTTGACTGGCATCTTCTCTCGCTCCTATTATTTCAATTAGTTTACCTTGAGGTGTATCTACTCTTAAAATCTGTTCTGCTCTTTCTTCTGGTACTTCCCATACTTCGTTTAGTTCTCTTTGCTTGTTTTCTGCCATGTCTTTAAATGGTATTCTTGCTCTTATTATTTTAATCATATTTTTTATCTCCTTTTCTTCATACTCAGCATTACCTAAGTATTCTAACCACTTTTCTTTTGCTCCATTTTCGTAATTACTTATTTTAGGTATTTTTAGTATTCTCTTTATATCAAATTTCATATCTAATGGTACTACATATCCGTTTATACCATCTTTTATTAATTCAGTACAACCCTCTACATCTGTTACTATACAAGGTGTATCATATTGTAAGCTTTCTTGTACTGTATATGGCAACCCCTCGCAGTCGCTTAATAATACTGTATAATCTGCATCTGCTAAATAGTCAAATATGTCAAATCTTGCTTTATAAAAATGTATTTCTTCATAGTTACATTCCTTTGTATCATTGGTAAATATGTTCCACTCAAATTTTATTCCTGCATTTCTTAACATATCTGCCATTTGTAACATCCTGTCCCAACCCTTGTCGCTATCTAATCTAGTGCAACTTATAAACTTTAATATGTGTTTTGTT